CAGAAGCATCTTCGAGGTCAGAGGTTTCATTTTCCAACGATATAGAGGAGGCCTTTGCGAGATGTCGATTAATCGACTGATCGCGGGTGTTGACACGACGACAGGAGTCGATCTCTAGAGCTTTACTTAGACAGGCGTTATAGCCCATCTGAAGCAGAAGAGACGTATATGGCTCCCGCACGATTACTCGTGGACCTCGAGAATCCTTAGGTACAAAAAGTACTTCAGAATTCTCAACGTCATCATAGAAGTCGGGAAGTTTTGCTCGCTTGTTTAATCGAAAAGCGTAGCGAACATCCTTGGCTGCATGTGGTACTTGGATGGCGCTATAGTTACGTAAATACCAGTCTTGAGAACATTCAGAAAATGTCCCAGGACCAGGATGCGCAGCTTTAGCAATATCATCATGGGTAATTGCACATACAGAAGGGAAGTAGGTTTCAAGCCTCTTCCTCATCGTGTCAACGAATTGAGCATCATACTCACCTTCGTCTAGAACAGTCTCCTCAACTGCTAAAAACTTCTCATAAAAAGTGGCCACTTGGTCACTAGAGAAAGGCAGTGCAAGCTTGTAAAAGAATTCACAGGCTTGACGGATAACCCATATTGAAACTGGGTCTGCTTTAGAACGTCGGCTCCTCCAAACATGACAATGGATATCATATTCGAAGATTTGCTCAAGGAAACCACGGAATAACACCGGGAGCCCTTGTTTCACGCGAATTGAAGTTCCAAAAGAACTCCAAACTCCTTGCTCTAGGCATCGTAAAAGATGCTTTGAAAAAGAAGGTAAAAAGCGTGTAACAAAAGTATGACCCTCACAAGAGAGTCGTCGAAGCAAATAATTCGATGAAGAATCATCTACGTCGAGGTCTCTGAGAAGTGCCTGGTAAAGGGAAACAATGTTCATGCTCGCTCCGTGCCAAAGGTTAAAGGCATAGACAAAGAGCAGGACAAAGTCCCCGTTCACTAGAGCCCGAAGACTCTACACTAGCTTTCTCCTTGATTGATTCGAGTTATGGTCGTGCTGGTTAAAAATTCAGCAACATCAGAAGCTTGTGAATCAATCTCTGCAGCCGTAAAATCAGCTGTAGTCACCCAAGAAGATGTAAAAGTCGAGGTCCGCCTTACGGTAGACCCGTTAACAGTCACATCTTTCTGGAGAATCTTAGAAACAGACGCACGATACACGCCGTTGTTGACAGACGCACCGCGGACAATAAAAGAATTGTCGGGTTGGCCAAATCCAACGGTTGTGCGTGTATATGTCCCCGGTGAACGGGGATCGTACGTAAGAGTTTGAGCGGTAATAGTACCGAAAGGCATAGTGTCCTCAC